CTCCTGTATCTCTCATACTATAAATATAGTAAAGCGATAGGCAGTTTTCATCCTTGAATGCCTTAGCATGCAAGTAACTGATGTAGCTTTCATCGTCTTTCGATGTTAGATATAGATTTAAGCTCTGCCCTTGATCAATCTTAGGTTGACGGTTGGAACACAAGTCAAGATAGCTATCCATTGGCACTTCGAATGCACAGCGGAACACTTTCTTTTCATGCTCGGTGAGCCAGTCCTGATTCGCCACTGTCCGAGCTTTAGCAATCTCCATGATCTTTTCATCAGTGTAGACACCACGCTCTTTCATGATTTCTAGCAACACTTTGTTAACTCGGAAGATTTCTCCACCGGCTGACTGTGTTGTAAACACCATTGACAAATCTAATCCAATACCCTCTGATGCACCAGCCATAATTTCTGCTGTGCTCTTTGTTGGGGGCATCATCATGCGTGTAGCATTACGAATTCCCAATCCCTTGCACCCTTCAGGCTCTCCAAGTAACTCAGCCAACCATTGTGATGCTTCTAAAGTTTTAGCATTCATTCTAGAAAAGATTTCCTCATCTAGCATGAAACACTCTAAGCTACCAACAACAATGCGTCTACGCTGCATCAGTGTGTGCCACCCCAGAACACCCGTACCAACAGAACGGAAGTCCTCACTAAACCTACGAATCTTCTTCATTGCTAGTTGATCTTGATAAGATAGCTCATCAATCGTAGCAATGTACTCAGACACGTTACAATCATTCATAATGTGAGCAATTTCAAAAATATGCTCTGGAAGAGAATCATATAACTCCAGATTCACATTTAGAATCACACAAGAGAATGTGTATTGGTCAGATGCTGGCAACACAGTTTCTTGACACAAATTGGATGCTTTAATTTCCAACCCTGCATTCTTGAATGCTTGGGCTCTGTGGCGATTCATCTTATCAATGAACGTAAAATATCCACGTCCCTTGATCATCTTGACACCAAGAGCCTTGCCCATTCGGGAACATGCATCTTCTGTTCGGAGGTCTACCCAATCACGTACAAATTCATCCTTGATGAGCCAACCAAGATTGTTAGACTCTGGATTTTCGTAGAGATGGTTTAGCACTTCTTGGAAATCACCATGTCGAATGTCTAGAGAATATGCTAGAGAACCACGCCGAGTTCCTTGCACAACTTCATCCATTGTGTTAACGAAATCTCGAATCACAGGAAGAACACCAGCACTATGACCGCCTCGGCCCAGTGAATCCCCTTCAGCAGGCCAATTGATAGCGTAGCTTGTACCGTGAGAATGCTTAGTCAGAATCGCTGCTTCTGTCATGGCATTATACCTGTCGTACAAGTTGTTGTCAATCAATCCGCCTGCGCAGCTAACAGTAGTACCTTTTTTGCGATTACCGCCGTTAGAAAGCAAGGGAGTAGAAGGGGAAATATAAGCATCCCACATACTATTGAAAAACACAGTTTCCCAATCCTTCCCACTGGTGTAAGGATCGTATGCCCACCAGAGCGGGTAGGTGCCGGGCATGTGCTGCGCAAGCGCCCTAGCAATTGCTTTATAGCGGTCAAATGGTGTCTCCCCTTTACTTAGATATTTCTCTGAGAGTAATTGAAATCCCCCTGTTGTATACCAAGAGGGAGCAAGCCCTTTCTTTTGTAGTTCTTTTCGCTTTCTTGAATAATCCATTACTCTGATTCCTTGCTCATAAATTCTTTAAATCCATTTCCTAGTGCATGCTCATCCCATGCCATTTGATATTCACTGCCCTGACCTGTTGTAAAGAAGTCAATCTTTTTGTAGGAGTAGGTGTTCTTACCAAACCAATCAATAATTGAACATTCACCAACATGAAATTCATGCGGTAGGCCAAGACGTTCAAGGTAAATATTGAAACGGTGTTTAACGAATTCTTTAAATTCCTGTTTCTTCACACCATTCAAACTATCACCAATAATGGCTGTATCAATAATTGATTCTTCTAATTCGTATGCACTATGCACAGCCTTGACAATCTCACGGTAACGTTTCTTATCTTCAAACAGAGGAACACCAAGCTCAGCAAAATGAGTGTTGATAATTTCAGCACTGATAATTCCGTGCAAGTCTTCATCCAAAGCTGATTGATTGGTTCCACGAACAATGATAGGAATCTTATTGTATCCATTGCTTTGGAATGACTTGAGCATAGCAAAGCTACTGAACAATAAAGCTGTTTCTGTCATGGAGAAAATAATTACACCAAGCAATTCATCTTCTTCTGAATTCAATAGCTTACCAATCCAAGCCGCTCGTGCGGCAGTGTGAGGATTCTGCATGAAGGCAAGATAATGCTCATCCTGATCTAGCCCAAGCTGAATATTAATCTTGTTATAGAATTCAGCATGCACAGCACGCTCCACCATCTCTGCAACAGAACAAGCAAGTTTTACTTCAGGGCGTGGGAACAAGCGTGAAATCTTGGCCCACATATCTGCAACATCGCCTTCATACTTAACGAACAGATTCAACAGAAATTGAACACAATGCAACTGGTCTGGTTCTAGTTCATACTTCAATTGAATACGTTCTAGCTCCACTTTCATTTCTGAAGCAAACCACATTTGCTCTTCAAGCTGTTTGTTTGCTAATTCAACAATCTTTGGATAGTAACGGGAATAACTTTCTGTCGGTGTCTGAATCCTAGTCTTCATTGTTCTCTAAATCTTCCCCACTAATTTGATTGTAATACGGTAGTTGACTACCCTTGCTAAGCATATGACCAATAAGAGCACCTGTATGATTGAAATGATAATTCATTCGATACATTTCTTGATATAAATCAAAGTCGGTTGATCTATATTCTTCTAGGCGTGCATCTAATGACCACATTCCACTCTTGCGCCATGCATCATCATTGCGTTCTGTTCCAACAAACCTCATTCCAAAAACAGGATCATTAGTCTTTCTTGTAAAAGGACGATGATAACACTCCTGTCGTTCAATTGGTTTATTTGTATCAAACCCAATAACATGCATAAATTCTAAAAATTGATCCTCTGTTCCATCCCTGACTAATGCTGCCCCTTCAGGCGAATTCATAATGTCATAAAGAGAAATATATTTAATCACACTTACTCCAATCAATATCGTAATCTTTTTTATTTTCTGTCATAAACTTCTCAATAAATGCGCGTGTGGAGTAAGGCGCTTTATCCAGCAACAGACTTAACAATTCTTTAGCAACAATCCTGTGTTCTTTTTGTGTAGACTTATGTGTACGAGATAAACAATAGAACAGCCAACTACGCAGGGATGCATTGAAATACATTTTTGTGTTTGTCAAGCCGATGGGAAGAACAGACCTTGCAACTTCTTTAGCAATACCTTTAGCTAGAGCCCGTTCATAGGCATGGAAAGCTGTGCTTTGTACATGTTGTTGAGTATCAAGCCACCAATCAATCAATTCGTGGTCTTCACTAATGATGCTGTTTTGTCGATCCTTTTCATCTTGCATTCGACATTCACGAAATTCTGATTTCATATCTGTGCAATCAGCATACCGCTGTGACCACTCTTGAGGTTTCAAAGTCTGATGCCTTAGAAGTTGAATACCAACATCCTTTTGAGTGTTGATTTCAAACACAAGATTAATCATATCTAGAGGGGACCAATGCCCTTCTCTAATTAAATAACTCATCAATCCTTTGTAATTAGGATTGTCCTGATTTTCACTACTTACACGAGCAAGGTAAACAACCTTCTTATCAATATCTTCCGGCGCTTCAAATAGCTTAACTTCCATTCTTCCTCCAAATATAACCTTTATAGGTTTTTAATTTTCCCCTGATACACATTCCAATCCCACTACTTTTAAATTTACCTTCACTAATCCTTTCAGCATCGTGCGTCCCATCAAAAGAAATCGTCTCTCCCGTTTCTATACTGATTCCAATTATTGGAGTAGATAGTTTACTTTGAGCACCCGTTTTACCTTTATGGTTTGGCGGTTTAGGGTTGTCAAGAATGTTAATAGAGTGCCACATATTTTCTTCTCTGGTACACCACTCTAAATTTGATATCCTGTTGTCAGTTTTTATTCCATTTATGTGATTAACTTCTGTTTTGTTTTCTGGATTAGGTAGAAAATATTCAGCGATTAACTTGTGTTGAAAAACAGTTATTCTGTTCCCCGCATCAAGAATTACATTGCAACTAACATATCCGAAAGGACTAATTTGTGTTTTTAGAAGTCTATTTTTGTGATGACTAAAAACTTCGCCCTTTACGTTGACTGAATAGTTACTGGCTTCTTTTAATCTGAAAAATACATCACCTGTCAATGTCTAGTCCTTGTAAATCCATTCCCAGTGATAGAGCAATGTCTCTAATTTCAATGTATTGCCTGCGAATTTTATCTTCTAGCTCCATACGATCTAGACTTTGTTCAAGACTGAAATCTTTTACTTTAATTTCTGCGTGACAATGGCAATCATCATATCGCTGCCCGCACCGCTTACAAGAATAATGCCTCATTAGTTTTTCCCATTAATATAGTCCCCAATTCCATCACCAATAAATGTTTCAAAAGAATCTGGGTGAGTTACAACGAGTGTCGGAACAGATTTCACACCAAATTCCTTAACGATTTGCGGATATTTAATCGCGTTGACTTCTTCAACCTCAATACCTGCGGCTTCGAGCTTTTTCTTTACACCGGGACACTTCGCACAAAACTGTGTAGTAAACAACATTACTTTCATTCTAATTCAATTCCTTCTAGTTCAGCCAGCCGTTTGATTTGCAAATAGATTGCCTTGATTTCACGCTCTTTAGGATTCTTATCACCAAACCTAGCAATAGTCTTTAGAATGTGAAACAGTGCTCCTGATGGATCACGTTCACCAACACGCCATTGTTTTGAAACAAAGTATGGATCAATCTTCAATTGAAGAAATTCGGCCTCGAATGGAGTTAATTCATAAAAGAAATCATAATGTGAATCAATACTTATTGTCTCTTCAACCGTCCTCACTGGAAAATCTAAATTTTCTTCCCAATCAGGGGAAGATGATTCAATTGCCTTTACAACTTCCTCTGAATTTTTCACAGTGATATTGTTCACGATGTTCGTCACGTGTGTTGGTTTTATCTCTTCTTTCACCAATTCAAATCCTCTATTTAAATCAACGGGGTTAAAAAACCACCAGTCTGATCCATCCTCCATATCAGCAATAAAAGTTCCTGCACGGGAATAACCATAAGGAAATGATTTGACAACAAGGATATCTCCTTCATTTACTTCAGCGTTGTTGTAATTCTTTTCTAAAACTCTGATTTTATCGCCTACTTTAAGTGTCATATTTAACTCGCTAAGCCAGTGACTACAAACCCTGCAACCAAACTAACCAGTCCAGCGCCAATGAGCTTAATCCACATAACAAATGCTGACCACAAAGCCACCTTGAATGCTACATCAACCACAGCCCAAGAGTACAGTCCGTACCCAATTGAGATTACAGTGCCAAATCCAAGAAGTATATAAGCCGAGAATGCTAATACCACTGCCAAAATTACCAATGCTTTTTTCATTTATTTTACTCCTGTTGATCCGTGACCACCAGTGCCACGTTTTGTTTGTTCATCAAATTCTTCCACCACTTCATATTCAGGATGAATCACCGGAATAATCATGAATTGTGCTACACGATCCATTGGATTTATATGAATATGATGATCAGTTCGATTCCAAATAGAAATAGAAATTTCTCCTTGGTAATCACTGTCAATTAGACCAACAAGATTACCGATCACCAATCCCTTAGTTCCAAGACCACTGCGTGGAAGAACAATACCTGCCTTGTCCTTGTCTCTAATATAAAATGCTAGTCCACTTCTTACAATTACTGTCCTATTGGGGTGCAGGTAAAGCGGCTCATCAATACATGCTCTCAAATCAATAGCAGCACTCCCATCTGTGGATGGGACAAGCATATCAGGCGTTAGCCTGTCATCGAGAATCTTTACACTAATCATTCAATTCCTTTCTCTAGAGTTAAGTCATCAATGTTCACATTATACCACTTTTCAAAGCACTCTGAGATGGCCTGAGTTAAATAAATAATTGATTCCTTGTCGTACTTGATAAAATTATCTCCAATCTCGATTGGTGTGAAAATGATGGCTATGATAGCAGTAATCAAATCCATTTCATTTTTAATGATAATATCATCAGTGTGTTCCATACTTTTCCCCTAACTCTTCTAGACTAACCATTTCGGGTGTACCAAAGCCATTCTTGACATTCTTAAGAACTGTCAATCCACGGAAGTGGTTGTTTCCTTGTGGGCCTTTATAAGCCTCATCATGAGTGTAACACGATCCATTGATGATACCGATCTGTAGCTTACCATCAATCGTGGGACGAATGGCAATGTCTAGAGTTTGCTTATGACCAACAACGAATGAACGCCCAATAGTTTTTAATTGGTTCATAGCGTTACCACCATAAGGCTTACCGCTGAATGGGTTGGCTAGGAAGTGAACAAAGTAAATGCCTTCAATTTCTACAGGAACTAGGAAATCAAACACTTCCCATCCAAACTGTTCTAACTTGAGTGTCTTGGTTCCTACGAAACCATCTAACTCTGGCATGTCATTTGCTAAGCGATCAAATCTTTCTTCATGATTGCCCATTGTAAACACCATCCGTGGAGCATACACTTTCTTTCGATTCTTTCTTTGATTGTCTTGTAGCTCTTTGATTGGAGTCATGATAAGCTCCATACCCTTGTGCCCTGCTTCAATGTCAGCAATGAGGCGTCTACCTTCAAAGCTTTTCTTACCCCTGTCGTAGCTGCTAAGAGCTTCGAAGTCGTAATGATCACCTATATGAACGATTACGTCTGGTTGTCTTTCTGCGATATATTGTCCAATGTGCGAACAATAGGTTAAGTCATGGTGAGGTTTTGCCTGCGTGTCACCGATTACGAGAATATCCATTAGTTTTTATCCTTTACCTGATTTGTGTCAGCGGCCATTGTATCACAAAGCTGACGTGTTTGCAACAGAATGTTGCTTAGAGACTATAAGTAAGTCTCTATTAGTAGATATAATTATTATTATCCTACTGAGTTTGAAATTTAGGCGAAACACTCCCTAGCCCCTGTAGACACAGTGGCTTAGTGCTCACCTACGTAACATCCTACTTGAGAAGTTAACTTAGCCCTTACGGGAGAAAAGACATTGCTTTTCTGCGGAGCATGTGTTAGCGTACACACATTGCCCTGAGAATTTCCCTCCGTACTGAGGTCTACCAGTGTTATTCTCTTGTTAATCACTCCACACCTTGCACCTTGGTTTTACTTTGTGCTTTAAGATACAGCCAGAAGGTTTACCCAAGATTCTGTATCCGAGAATGTTCATCATTCAATCCTTCATTTTAACACAGGGTATCCTTTTCTTGTCAACACTTAGTTACACCTAGTGTGATTTATTTACAACATAGCTTGGTTGACAACAGCTAGAAAGTGTGGTTCACTCCTATTCTGTTACAAACAAGATAAGGAACACTATGACACTCATTCTCATTACCGGCGTTGCCGTATTGCTATACATTTTATACAACCGTTTCCCACCATCAGGGACTGCTCCTGTATGTGGACTCCTAAATCGGAGGGTATTCTCATGAACAAAAATACAAAAGACACAGCCAATATTTCCCTAGTTGCTATCATTTTAGTGTTAGTGATTGCTAGCATTTTGGCTTGCACAATTCTCCTTGGCACTCCGTTCCTACTTGAATGGGTGATCAAGCTTGTGCGATTAGCTTTATTTTAAAATAGATTTAATACGTGCAGCACCTTACCCCTTATCTTGTGATAAACTCGTGTCACAGGTACTGCAAAGTAATTCTATAAATGTTTTGAAAGGAATACCACTATGACTAAAGAGGAACTGATTGAGTTTTTACGTGATAATCTGAGGATTCAGATTAGTTTATGCCAGAATTGGGACTACTACGCTGAAAGTAAGAAACTCGAAGTGAGTCTTTTTCTTGGTGATGAAGAAATCTCTTCTTGTACTGAATACGTCAATTGAAAGGATATGAAATGAAAAAACTGATTATGGTTATTCTGGTTAGTCTTCTCACTGCTTGTGGCGGTGGAGGGGGCGGAGGCTCTGGTGGCATGCCTATGATGCCCGGAATTCCTACTACTCCTGTTACGCCAGTAACACCCCCTGCGGCGGCTCCCACTTGCTCTGTAACCTTGTTTGGCGACAGTGTTATGCATGGTGGCTACCAACTCACCTTGCGGCTTCCTATCCCTCCTGCGGCCAATGTAAAGATTCAACGCCCGAAGTATGATGTGAAGGATTTTTCATATAATGGTGCCACTGCGTCTCAATCTCTCCCTAGCTTTCTCGCTGAGGATATCACTACACAAGTGGTGGTGATTGAATACGGGGTGAACGATGCTGGTAATGGTCTTCTTTACGAGATTCCTATGCGTTCCATGTTGGATCGTGCTAAGGCTTTGAATAAGAAAATTATCATCACTGGTATTCTTAAGTCAGCTTCCACACTGCCACGTTACAATGAGTATAATGACGTAGCAAAGGCTCTTGCCAAGGAATATGGCGCCGTGTGGGCTGGATGGGATGAAGTAGCATTTGATGCGTCTAAAGATGCTCCTGATGGGCTACATCCTTCACAAGAATACAGTAATCGTCTCGTAGGAGCTTTGGCAACTGCCCTTGATGTTGTCTCACCTGATTGTAAATAAGGAGAATAGAATGGTTGATGTTGTTGGTAAAGGCCCGTGGCGGGTTACAGTGATTGAAAGTGAACGTGGCTGGGGACAGAAGGTTGATGAATATCGACGTTTTGAAACGAAGGAAGAGGCAGAAGCATGGGTTAGGGCATACAATGTTCAGAACAATCTACCTCAAGTCCCTGATTGGTATATGTACGCCCAAAGCCCTAGCTATGTCCCATAAAATTGCTATCATTGAAGAATACAACCGTGGCCTCCCGGTTGGTTCTGTCCTTCAAGATGCTGTTATAGTGAAAGATTTTGAAGGTAACGAATACTGGGAGGGGATGCACTATTGCCCGGCAGGTTCGTACATGGAAACAGTCCCTCTAAAATACTGTGAAGTTTGGGATGAAGAAAAGCACGATCCTACAATGTGGTTTCTTAAGCAGCATTATGAAGAGAAAGCTCGACAAGCGAGATTGAGCCCTGTACTATCACATATGTGTAATCAACTAATCAAGGAGTAATCATGTTTTTGCACTGGAATCAGAACGGCACTCAACGTGTCTGGAATCTCTCAGAAAAGAACATCAATCGTAAGCTACGCAAGGCTTTGAAGAAGGCTGTCCCTCCCGGTGTACAATATGCCAACCTGTGTGCAGCTAAGAATATTGCAGACATGCACTATGCTATTTATAGTTTGATCGGTACTCCCGAGTTCCTTTCTTTTGAAATTAAGGCGGAATAATGAAAATCGATAGTTACTACGAAGTTCTTGATACCCTGCAAACTAACTTCACTGATAATGAAATTAAAAATGAACCGATGCTTTTCAACAACGATTATTTTGGAGCCTTGAAGAATGGTGGTTTTATTACCCGCTCTTTCTTGAAGTGTCTTCCTGTTGATTGGTGTGATTCGCCTCTGGTGATTGATAGCCGTGTGCATATGCTTATGCCGGGTTGGTATCCTTGCATCCCCGGATGGCACCATGATGATGTACCCCGTGTGCGCTCGGATGGTCAGCCTGAATACGAAGCTCCAACAGATCGTGCAGAGCATATTCTTATGCTTGTGAACGCTCATCTGGCTCCTACAGAATTCGCTCTTGGTAGTGCTTCTTTTGACGTTCCTCCTATTGGAAGAGTGATTTATGAAGATTGGCACAAAGAAGTTAATCTAGCTATCGAATTTAAAGAGCTTGTGGTTCATTCAGCGCCGGATAAAACCCTTGTCAAGTTCAACGACAGGACATGGCATCGTGGCGTTGCTGCTGTAGGCAATGGTTGGCGTTTCTTTATCCGTGCTAGCCGATATTTTGATAAAGACGGCAATCCTATTGCTCGGCGTAACAAGCGCACGAACGAAATCAGGAACCAAGTGCAGATTTACATGAGTGCTGAGAATGCGGGGTGGTAAATGAGCATTAACTACGAAAACGATCTACAGAAGATCAAAGATTTAGTTCACGGGCAACATGCATATGTCTTTTGGTCTGAGGAAAGCGGGGGTCATGTAATCTGTGTTTCTGAATCTCCTAGAATTTATGAGCTATATGAAATTGGAATGTACGGTGGTCATGAAGCCTTTGTTGATTTGTATCAAGAAGGTGAAGAAGAGGAAATGCTAGACAGAGTGTACACATGGACATGAAGGATATTTAACAATGGGATATGAAAAAGGAAAGATTAAACAAAACTATATGACAGAAGTACCAAAAGAAAAACTAACAGACGTAGCCAAGCTCCCGATTAAAGAAATTGCTGACAGAGGAATTCGAAAAGAAACATGTGAACGCTTCGGTGTTCGCTGTGCTGTCTCTACTCAAGATGGAGTCACCCCCATTGCCTATTACTTCCCTTCCTATAATCAGAAGGGGAAGGTTGTTGGCTACATGAAGCAGGACATTACCAAGGACAAGTCAGAGACAGGTCATTGGACTGCAATTGGTAGCGTCAGCATCAATAACAAACTGTTTGGGCAAGACGTTGCTGAGAGTGTTAAACGTAAGCGTAAGAATCTAATTGCCACTGAAGGTCAGATTGATACGATGAGTGCGTATCAGGCAGCTACAGATAAAGTGAAGGGTAGTCAGTACGATGGTATGGAGCCGTTCATTGTCTCTATCCCTCTAGGCACTGCGAATGCCGTTGAAGCAATGCTACACAATCAGGAGTTCGTTAAGAGCTTCGAAAGTTTGTCTACATTCTTCGATAATGATGAATCCACTCCCGCTGAAACTAAGAAGGGAATCATGAAGGGTAGAGAGGCTACAGAAGCTGTCATGGCTGCTTTCGTAGGCTCTGGTATCAATCTATTCACGATTGAAGCTGATGATGGATTCAAAGATGCATCTGATTATCTACAAGCTGATAAGAGTGATGAGCTAGCCAATCTAGTTTCTTTCGGTAAGAAAATCTACACACCTGAAAAGATCATTCACGTTTCGGATATTTCAGTTGAACAAGTGATGGCACCAGCACCTGAAGGTGTTATGGTGAATCAGTTCCCTAAACTAATGGACAAGACTTATGGTTTCCATAAGCGTGCTCTAACTCTTGTCACTGCGCCTTCTGGTGCAGGTAAGACTACTGCTGTCTCTATTGTTTCCAATGCCATCATTGAATGTGGCATGAAGCCCGGACTGATTTATCTAGAAGAAACTGCTGTAGAAACTGTCCAACGGATGGTGTCTGAAGAACTAAAGGTTAACTTCCTGAAATTCAAACGTAAGCCTCTAGCTGTTGCTACAGAAGAAGCAATTCGGGCAGCATATGCTAAGGTGAACGCGAAGAATCCAGCTTTATTAGATCACTTCGGTAGTATTAAGATTGATTCCCTGATGGGTAAGATCAAATACATGCACGAGATTGAGAAATGCGATTTCATTATTCTGGATCACATTTCAATGACTATCTCTGGCCTAGAAGTGACTGATGAGCGTAAGGAACTTGACGTAGCAATGACTGAGATTGCTGCGTATTGCGCTTCTCATGATGTTGGTATCATTGTTGTATGTCACTTGAACCGTGGTGGTACAGCAGACCAATTCAAGGTGAAGAAGGGTGATGAAGACAAGCCCTACTGGGTAAGAGTTACCAAAGAATCTCTACGCGGCTCTGCTTCGCTAGAACAACTTTCTATGGTTATTCTCGCTCTTGAGCCTGAGATTCTTCCTAGCCGTGAACGCGGGCGTGTACGTTGGGTAGTGCTGAAGAATCGCCCTCTAGGCTATCTAGGGGAAGCAGATATTTTCAAACTGAACGAGTTGAGTTGGGAAGTTGAACTATCAGAGCTTGATGATTTCTAAGAATTGACAGTCATACGAAGCCCATGTTACAATCTGTAATGTGGGCTTTTTACTTAGGGGGTAGTAGTGTTAAATGGTTTTATTTTAGACTGTGAATCGGACAATTTCTTTTTCTTGGGTACACTGTTGTGGTGTATTCACTTCGAAGACTTAGATACAGAAGAAAAATTCAGCTTCAATCCTTTTCAGAAAGATAAATCTGAAGCTAAGAGATTGTTTCTTGAATGGTTAGACAAATATGATAATCCAATTGTTGGATTTCATTATGGACTTGGATATGACATGTTCGCAATTATGCGGCATCTTGGAATTGAATTCACTGTTGGGCCAGATACGATTGAAGGGCGCCCAGTGCGCTTCATTGACACTCTCTATTGGAGTATGTATCTCAACCCTGATCGTGTAGGACACAGTATTGAAGCTTTCGGTGAGCGTCTAGGGCTACACAAGATTGACTGGCGACAACGCGCCATTGAACTTGGTCTTATCACTGAAGATGCTCCTGAAGGTGCTGAATTCAAGAAATGGCATCCTGAAATGGGTGTGTATTGCGCACGAGACGTGGCAGTGAACAAGAAAGTGTTTATGTTCCTGCTTGGTGAACATCAATCCTATTACGGTTGGACTGGTGTAATGCCAGATAGCTTTAAATGCGGACAGAAATCTTTCTTTCTTATGTCTTGTCAGGACTATGCAGGATGGAAGCTCGATATTCCAAAGGCTGAGGCTTTGATTCCACGCATTCAAGGGATGATGGAAGAGCTTCGGGCTGAAGTGGAGCCTCAACTTCCTCCGCGTGCATTGAAGAAGGGTGAAGAGAAATTCTATTCAATGCCTAAGAATCCTTATAAGAAGGATGGGACGTATTCAAGTCATATGATTAACTTCATTGCCAAACACAACGGTAAAGAAATTGAACATGGGAAAGTGGAGTTCTATGGGAAGGAATATTCTGTAGCAAGTGAATTGCTTTTGGATGTTAAACTTCCAATGGAAATGGCTAATCAAGATCAGTTGAAAGATTGGTTACTTCGCGGATTTGTAAAGAAAGAATACGAAAATTTGTACACAGATATTGAATGGGTGGAAGAATGACAAGAGATAGGAAAGAGTACATGCGTGAGTGGAGAGAAAAGAAGCAATTAGAAGACCCTGATTATTTCAGGAGAACGTCAATTGAACATTATCATAAACGAAAAGAAACTCTAACTGAAGAAGAAAAGATTGCCAAAAGGGAAAGAAGCCGTAGTTATCAAAAACAAAGGCGAATACTAGATATCCGCGTCTCAATGTTAAATGAGGCCAAGAAAAGAGCAAAGAAAAAAGAACTTCCTTTCGATTTAACTAAAGAAGATATTGTTATTCCCGAATTTTGTCCCGTGCTTGGAATTCCACTAGTAGTGGGTGTAGGCAAGCAATCCCCTAACAGTCCTTCATTAGATCGTAAGATAAATGAATTAGGCTACGTAGTTGGAAACGTTGAAGTTATCAGCTTGAAAGCTAATACTTTGAAAAGCGATGCAACAATAGAAGAACTGAAAGCTGTTGTGAAATACATGGAGGGATTTAATGGCATTCTACGGAATTGACAAAGCAACGGGTAAACGAATAAAAATCCCCGACAATCATATCGCTCGTTGGGAACCCACATTCTGGAACTTTAAGAAAGGGCCAGATGGGAAACCTGAACGTGACCCTAAAACCAAACAATTGATTCAGACTAGCCCGAAGATTCAAGAGGCTCAAAAGATTTGTCCTAATCTTGAAGCAATGGATATGCCAATTATCAAGCAAGTGGTGAAATGGCTATCTCTTCGGAATAGACAATCTGTTCTCACTGGTTGGCTTGGCAATGAGCGCCTAAAGATGGATGGCAGAATTGGTGCAGCACGAACAGGAATTGCAGCTACGCACCGACAAAAACACCAAGTGTTGGTAAACGTACCAAAGGCTAGTGAGAAGGTGCTTTTAGGAAAAGAATTCCGGGAGTTATTCACCAGTGAAGATGGGTTTTGGATTGCAGCAGGAGATGCAGCAGCACTAGAGGGGCGTGTTCAGGGACATTACACTTGGAAGTACGATAACGGGGAAACTGCCCGAGAATTGTTGGATGGAGACATTCACAGTAAGACGGCTAAGAGTGTGTATGAAGATGAATTAAAAGATATCGATATCAAAGCTGAAGACTTCAGTAAAGATGATCCTTTCTTCAAACCATTCCGTGACCGCAGTAAGAACGTGTACTATGCTGGCTTGTATGGTGCTGGCCCGCCTAAGCTTGCGAAAGTGGCTGGTCTGCCAGAGAGTATGGGTAAAGAGATTTCAGATAAATTCTGGGCTGCAAACGCGGCAACGAAGAAACTGAAAGACAACCTTGAACTATACTGGGAGAATAGTGGTAAGAAGAAATATCTTCCGGGGATTGATGGTCGTTATCTGATGACTCGTAAAAAGAGTGCATTGCTTAACACAATCTTCCAATCTTGTGGTGGTATTGTCATGGACTATGCTGGCTGCTTCATGGATTCTTGGTTAGGTAAGATTTACTGGGATGAAATGTGGAGGCCATACTACCTGTACAAAGGTAAGATCGTGCGTAGAATTGGCTACTTCCATGATGAGTACGAATATGAGTGCGAAGGGGAAGAGACAGCACACGAAGTTGGTAAACTCATTGAGAAAGCTATTGAGAAAGCTGGCAAGCATCTGAAGATCAAAGTGCCCTTGAAGGGCGAAGCAAAGATCGGCAAGTCGTGGGCCGAAACGCACTGATGTAGAAATACAACAACCCCGCCATTGTGCGGGGTTTTCTTTTGTGCCATACTTCATTCACCGAAACAAACAAAGGAAACAGCATGGAACTTCTTGCACTCTACATCTGGCTAAAGTTGAACTTTATCATTGGTATATTTATTGGTGCTCTAATTTTGTCTATTCTCATTGCAGTAGGCGGATGGGTATGGACCACCGATGGCAATACACACGGTGAAGACAAGGAGCGAGTTAAGATGTGGAAGCCGATATTTTTCAAGCGTCTTATTCCTACTGCAATAATTTGCCTACTGATGGCAGGAATGATTCCAAGTCGTACTGATGTGGCCGTACTTGTTGGGGGCCACTACGCTCTAAAGCTTAGTGAGACTCCTGAAGCAGGAAAGATCATGTCTCTTCTTCGCAAGAAAGCAAATGAAATTCTAGATAGCGAACTGGCAAAGTAAAATTTTAAGGAGAAATGATGAAAACCCTAGATACGACTGCCCTCCGTGCCAAGTTTGAAAAATGGATGCGTGAGGATTACTTTGGAGGCATCGCTGACGCTGGCCCGTGGGATGATGAACGTAATTGTTACGTTGAATATCCCTCCCATCTTGCGTGGAAAGCCTATCAGGCAGGTGATGCAGAACTAGCGGAACGCTATCTCACTGTCACTACGACTGAGCAAGGGGAGGTGATTCTAGTCTCATGGCAAGATGAAGATCATCGTATTCTTGAAATTGTCTGGGAAAAGAAATGATTAGCTGTGCTTGTGGGAAACGTTGGTGCAGAGGGAATGAAAACACTTGTCCGTACAATACCACCTATGCTATCGGGTTTGACCCATCACTTGAAGAAGAAATTGACGATACAATTAGGCGCATCTATCTTGGAACATACAGACAAGTTGGTACTTCTATACTTACAGTGAATATGCCTTTAGGAGAAATACATGATGGATGGTAACTACCAAACTATTGTTGACCGTGAAGAGTTCAATAAATTCATTGAATGGCTTCCTGAACTTACTCCTGATGAAACATATTACTATTCTTTGCTTGCGCGGGATAAGTATGTCAGAGGCACAGGTATTGGTACCATGAATTCTGATAAGCACCAATGTGCTAGGTTTGTTTCTAACAAAGAGCGTCTAGCTCTTAAGATTGGACAAACTGAATGCCCTGTGGGCAGCTATGGCATCAAGAATGTCATTGTCCCTCAAGAAGCATTGGCTTCTTATATCACTGTGAACCCACGTAGCCATAAGAAAGCAGCAAAGCTTATGCTGAAACGTATGGCTGACGTTGTAGCAGACAATGAACCTTCCCCGAATGTTTACCAAGAGAGCTTGACAGCTTTGCACAAGTCGATCAGTCGGAAGATTTTCACAGACATTGATTTTGATATTGAAGATGAGCTAGATATTCCATGGTGCCTGAAAGAAGTTAAGAGGATGATCAATTCCGATGCGGTTGACGTATTGTTCACTCGTGGTGGATTTCATCTTCTAGTTCGCCTAGATGCTATCGACCAAGAATATGTTAAGACGTGGTATAAAAACATCGGTTCTCTTCCTGCTGTGGATATTGTTGGTGATAATATGATTCCTGTTCCGGGTACGTATCAAGGTGGTTTTACACCCTACTTGCGTCCTCTTTCTTGCCTATAATGACTGATATTTTTACAAAAGACCCCTACCAAAAGAGGAAACCTAAAATGTACGCCCCTGTTCCCACTAATTTCTACCAAGCTTTCCCTGAAAACACAGTGGGCAGGGATTTCATTGTGAGCGACCTCCACGGTTGTTTCGATGAATTTGAGAATTTCCTGAAGCATCTTGTATTCGATCCGTGGAAAGATCGTATGTTCTGCTGTGGAGATTTGGTAGATCGTGGCCCAAAGTCACGAGAATGTCTTGAGCTTCTGAATAATGCTTGGTTCTATTCTGTGCGTGGTAATCATGAACAAATGATGATTGAATCTGTCCTCTGCAAATATCCCACTTACCTTTGGGAGATGAATGGAGGTAAGTGGGGGTGTCCATGGAAGCACGAAGAGCGTCAGGAGCTTCGTAACTATGTTGAAATGATTGAACCCTACCTACCCTACATCATCACCGTTGGGACTGGTAGAAATCGATTTAACATTGTTCACGCTGAACTTACCTTTGCCCCTGATATCTCAGACAAAGACCTTGATGTTATGGAATGGGATGAATATCGCTGTAACGCAATGCTCTGGGGACGTGATATCATTCAAGGGAGTCCCGCCCCGCATTCAGATGATCTATCAATTACGTATGTTGGACATACACCGCTAATCAATCCTGTACGTAGGGGAAAGCATTTCTACATTGACGGGGGTATTGTTTTTGGTGATAAACTCCATATCGTAGAACACAAGGCTCAAGTGCTGCACACTTACGATGCAGCTACTAAGAAGTATTCTCAATCTAATATTTAAAGGAAATAAAATGTTTACTGCTGAAGATATTCAAGAGCTTTCACGTATTTTTGGGATTACCCCTGTTAAGACAAAACCGAAATATCGTGTAAGAGATGGTTTTGTAGAAGAAGGTGATCTAGTTTGGTGGCATTCATCTGATGGGCCAGAACAATACAAGGTGGAACATAATGGGCGCGGGACAATTGAAAATATGAAAAGCTTTCCGCTAGTTTATTCTATTCAAAAACCAGACTACC